GATAAGCCGGGCCAGACGATCCGTTATTGCCGCGCATCCAATCGCCGCGCGCGTTCGACCATGCCGCTTTGGCCGCGAGGAACTTCTGGCGCGCTTCCATGTACGACGCCCATGCTTTCGGGCTGTCAGTCACTTGCGGCACGTTCTGCACTGCGCGCGCGGCCGATGCGTCGGTAAAGTTGCCATTGACCATGCTCGCGGTCTCTGCCTGCACTACGAGCGATGCTGCCTCTTGGCGCAACTGCTGAAGCTTTGAGGTATCGCCCGTCCACTTGCGGCCCGCCTGATCCCACGTTGCGCCGAGGACGCCGCTTGTGCCGCCGCCCTCGACTTGATTGAACGCGTTCGCGAGCTCGCCCGATTGATCGGAAAGCTGCTGGTTCGATTGACCCGCCGTGTATTCGGGCTGCGCCGCTGTGATTGCAGCCGGACCGCCGCCGTTCAGATCACGATTGACAATGCCAGTCTGTGCCGTCGTGAGGCCCGTTCCTGCATTTACCGAATTAACCGCAGCATTGGCCTTTGCCGGCGCATATGCGGCGTCAGTGCTTGCCACCGATGCGCCCGCGTTCGCCTGTGCCACTGCTGCCGGAACCGTCTGCTGCGCCACGACTGCGCGCGCTTGGCTGACTTGGTTGCCGTACAGTTGATCGGCAGAGTTCGCGCTTCCTGCGTTCAGGATCTGCGATGCATATTGTTTAGCGCCTTCCGGGTTTTGCTTGATCAGCGCCTCAAACGATCGAGTTGAAGCCGCGCCTTCCTTGTCACCCGCGCCCTCTTGACGCACCGCGCGCGCTTCCAGCAGATCGAGCGCTCCCGGCACATCGTTCGCCTGCAACCGCGCTTGCATGCCAGCCACCGTCGCAACGGCATCCGCCGACATGCGGGCTTTCATGTTCGCGAAGTTGTTCTGCGTCTGCTGCTGATTCGCATTGACCGTCTGCGCGAACTCTGGATACTTGTTCGCGAGCGCTTGATAATCGGCCGGCTGTGCATTCGGGTTCGACGCGAGCGCCTGCGATTCCATCTGGAACGCTTGCTGACGCTGGTTATTGTTGATCTGAAGGCCAGAGTTCGACACGCTGGCTGCGTTACCGGCGTTCGTCGCAGCGATCCGACCGGGGATCGTCGCAGCATTCACGCCGAGTTGCTGGCCCTGAAGCGCAGCGTTACCCATCTGCGTATCAAGGCCCTTGCCGATATTGGAGAAGTCGATCAGGTCAGCCATTACGCACCTGTGAAAAGGAGGGGGTTGCCGGCTGCCGTCGTGCCGTAGCTAGTCGGCGCAGACCCTGCGTTCGCGTACGCGTTGACACCTTGCGTGATCGCGCCGATCCCGGAGTTTACAGAGTTCGAGAGCGATCCGGCGTAGGACGTCGCTGCGTTCGCCTGCTGGTTGTTCGCGTTCGTCGAACCAGCCTGAAGCGAATTGCTTGCCGCCTGCGATCCGCTGATAGCGTTGAGCCCGTTGCCCATCAGTTGGTTATAGCCGGCGAGCCGCTGCGTGATCAGGCCGTTCAGCGTGCCAATCGATGTGTTCGCAAGCGTGTTGCTGACATTGCTTCCGCGCAAGCCGCCCGTTGCCGATGCGTTCGCGAGGATGTTCTCGTTCGCCGTCTGCATGTTGCCTTGGTACTGCGCGCCAGACTTGATCTGGTTGATCTGTGCGCCCTGCGCCGCCTCACCATTGGCGCCGAGCAGATCTTCGTAGCCTGTCATGCCAGTTTGGCCGGCCTGAAGGTACGGAGAGATCTGCGTCTGCATCGTGTTGTACTGCTGCTGCGCAAGTTGCAGATTGTTTTGCGCCGCTTGCGACTGCGCGTCTGCGGCGTCACCGGCTGCACTCGCCGACATAGCCGAGCCGGCCAGTCCGGCAACCGCCGTAGCCCCTACTGCTGCTGCTACCATGTGTCACCCCACACTAGATTGATATGTTCCAGCCAAAAAGTACGTTCCTGCACCCAGCGCTGCGCCGTCGTAACGACGCACAATCAGATTCGCTGACTCTGGATCGACTACCCCAGTAACCGCGACACCTGCGGCTGATGCGCCAGGAATGATTCCCCTCTGGCTGCTCAATCCTTGGTGAGTAAATGGAAGGCTGACACTCGGCGTTGCGCTGCCGGTGAGAACCAACGTAATCTCCACGTAAATCTGCGTTCCGATCGACGACCATATGCCGGTCGCTTTGCCGCTCGATACGATCGGGTCGTATCCATTCGCTGCGCTGCCGTTCATCACGTTACCGAGCGCGTCTGCCACGGCTGAATCGCCGTTCAGCGCTGCGGAAAGTGCCATCTGCGGCACGCGGGTTAGATTCGCCATTACGTGCTCAGCGGTTCGAGTTCGAGATCAAGGCCGAACCACGTACAGTGCTGGTTCGTCACATGCTCGACGCGCACTTGCAGCTTGTTACGCGTCAATCCGCCCGGCAGCCACCGTATGCGCTTGCTGTAGCCTCCGCGCGTCACCGCCTTGGCGTAGCGCGTCTGCGACCAGCGCAGCCCGTCAGACGAGTACGTCATCGCGATACGCGACGTGTCGCCAACCTGGCCGGTGATGCACTTCAGTTCGACCGATCGCAGGCCGGCAGAAGCGAGCGGCAGGATGACCATAGGGCTAGAGCTGCGATGCATAACAGGTTGACCGTAATGACCGCCAGTGGTGCTGTCGAGAAACCCCACCCGATTGTCAGCCAAGTCGCCACAGGCCCACATGCCGTTAAAACGCACAAAATTGCGTGCACGGTAAAAGTTCGCATTCGTTGCTCCACTATTCAGTTGCGTCCAGAACTTCACGCCGAGGCCGGCCGTCGCTGTGGCGTCAAACAGCAGCGTCTTGTCCGGCAGATGCACGTACAGGAACTCAGAATCTTCGTAGGAGATCGCTTCGAGCGTGACGACTGCCACCTGCGCGGCCGACAGCTTCGACAGTTCGTAGTCGACCGCGGCAGACGAGATCTTGGCCGGCGCGTTGCCGTTGAGCATCCAGACGCCGTTAGGCATGTTGCGACCACCACCGATCCACGCAAGCGTGCGGTTGAAGTAGCACATCGTTTGGCGCGACACGCAGCCAATGTCGAACGTGTAGCTTTGCTGCACGGTGAACGGGAAGTTGTTGCCACCCGTATTCGACATCGTCTGCGTCGTGTTCTTGCCGAGAATGTAGAGCTGGTTGTTCAGCTTGTAGATCGCGGACACGCCGTCAGGATCGTACTCGGCGCTACCGAAATAGCTCGGGAAGAACGCCGTGTTGACAAGCGAGCTGTTGTAGACGTTCGTGCCGTCCGTCACCATCACGTAGCCAGCCATGAACGCAGCGTCGACCACAGTTGTGATGCCGATCGACGTCAGATCGATGACGATGAAGTTCGTCAGGCTTACCCACGTCGCATTGAACGTCGCACCAGTGCCGCCGCCGCTCGACAGAACCTGCGGCATCGGATTGACCGGCCGGAACTTGTTCAGGAACGGGTAGCTTGAGATCACCTGAGCCGACGTGATCGCGCCACCTGATACGGCTGTCACCTTCAGCGTCGCATAGAGCCCGAGCGCGCCGAGCGTGATCGTGTCGTTGACCGCATAGCCTGTGCCGCCATTGGCGATAGCTACCGACGTGATCTGTCCATAGCCGTCTGGCGCGTAGTAATACAGCTTGCCGCCGCTTACGATGATCAGGTTGTCGAACGTGTAGTCGAGCCGCACGCGCTGGCCGTCGTTGAACACTGAGCCGATGCCCGTTTGCACGCCATTCGTGTCATATGAATAGACAGACGAGCCCTGCACACGGTACATGAGCCCGTTCCAGACGATGCCGCCCCGGTCGGACTCGCCCGCAACCGATGCGGTTTTCCAATACGACAGGCCGCCGTGCGACGTGCACGTTCCCGGCTTGTCCTTCGTCGGGATCTGGCGCAACTTCAGATTGACAGCGAACTCGCCCTGAACATTGCCGTCGTCAGTCGTGCTCGTTCCGCCCGTCATGAGCGGGATCGAGAGCGGCTGAGTCTGAGCGAGTGGAACCTGTGCCATGCTTACCCTATAAGTTCGATTGAGCAGCGTTCGAGCGTCAACTGATCGGTCCCGACGCCAGCCTGCGCGGTGAACGCGACAACCTGGTCGACGGTCGTATCAATCGCCCACGTCTGAATCGGGCCAGCGGTGAACGTCGGCCCGAGCAGCGCGACCGGCTGCCCTACCTGAGCGTTCAGCACGCCACGGTTTTGCAGGATGACTTCGATATTCACCGTAATCGTCGTCGACGTGAACCCGGCCTGATAGATGACGTTTCCGCCCCACTTGACGCGGAACGTCTTGGTGTTGGCGTTCGTCGGGCAGGTGAACAATGCGGTAACCCGCAGCGTCGTATTCGGACCCATGCTGCCGCCAGGGATCGTGTACGAGCGGAGCGTGTTGTCCGTCGTATTCAGCGGAGCAAGCACCTGCGCGCCAGAACCCAAGACCGGCAGCGGCAGAGCGCGCGCGATCGCAGGCCAGCCACCCGGCGTCGTGACCGTGTTCGACTGGATAACGTTGCAGAAGCTGTTATATGCTGGCTTCTTAGTCGAGCCGTCAGCCTGGATCAGGCCGAAGTTCAACGCATTGACGCCAAACACAGGGCCAGTGCCCGCGTCCGTCGTGTCGGCGAACAGTGCATAGGCGTAGATCGCCTTGATGTTGTACGTTGATTTCCAGTTGAAAAAGTCCAGCGTGCGTTGCGCGTAGAACGAGCCTTGGTTCGTGTCAGCCGCGCGCGAGCCCCATTCCGTGACCATCAACTCGAACGCGGGCGTCTGCGGCACGTCGTATGTCACATTGCCTGTCAGTCCGCGCAGCTCTGCAAGGCTATTCGTCGACACTGGCGAGCCGGTACGCGACTTGCAGGTGAACGACGTCGGGTTGCCCTGCGTGTCGTAGAAGTGCGCGCCGAGGAAGTCGAACGCGAGCGGCGTCTGCGTAACAGCGCCCGTCGTGTCGCGCCCTTCGCGCAGCATGCGGAAAGCAGTCTGCGGGAATGCCACGCCAGACGCGTAGCCAAGCTTGAACTCAGACGTGACGCCGCGGATGCCCGAGAGCATGCCCGACGTCCAGCCGCGCCAGCATTCGAACTTGCTGCTGGTGAAGTCGTCATACGAGCCGCCATCAGCGACGAAGCCGCGCGGGTTCGAGCCGTTGATCTTGCAGTTGAAGTCGAATTCGTTCGACGTCTCGATGTACTTCACGCCCGAGCCCATCAGCGCGGTAGCGAGCGATGCGCCTAGCGTACTGGCTGCGCTCTGCTGCGCTGCGAACGTGCTGCCGAGGTTTGGCGATGCGTCGATCACCACGAGAACGTCGATGCCGCCAGCGATAAGCCCCTTGACCGTCGACAGGACGTTGTTCGCCTTGGCGACCGATGCGATGTTGGTCCGCACCGTCTGAATCCCCATCTGCGCGAACAACGCAAGATAGGACGTGACCGTCATGTTCGGCCAGAAGCTGGACGTGTAGCCGATGTGGATGTTCACGCCGAAGAAGCCGACCGGCGTGATGCTTGCTACGCCCTTCGGCAGATAGACAAGCTTGCTCGACTGGTCGACGTACATCTGCCCGGCCGAGCCGACCGTCGGGTCAGGAGCGCCGCTGCCGAGGATCACGCTCGACGCAGCAGTCTGACCAGCGCCAGCGCCTTGCAGCGTGCCGATCGGGCCGACCGTGTTCACGCCATACGTGCCGCTCACCTTCTTGTAATATGCCTGCGTCGTGCTCGAACTATCGAGCGCGAGCGTGCCGTCAGGGTTGCCATCTGCGTCAGACGGCGGACCATTGCTTACGACCCAGCCAATGCCGGGAGTGCTCGAACCACCACCACTGACGGCGCGCAGCATGTCAGGACCCCGCGCCAGGCGTAACGTACAGCGTAGCCGTGCCGCCCGGACAGATCGCCGAGAACGTATCTTCAGGACCCTTCGAGAACACCTGTACGCCGGGCGGCATCGGCAGATCGGTCACGACTGCATTCGATGCGCCCTGCGTCCAGCGAATCAGCGCGGCAGCCGTGCCAGAGTTGTAGACATATATGGCGGAAGCGCCCGAGCTGATGCTGATCGACGACGAAGCCGCCGTTACGCTCATGGTCTGCGTATTGCCCACACCATGCGGACGGAAGTTTAATGACTGGACCTTCACCTTGGCGTCTCCTTCAGATCACAGAGGAACAGCTCGCCTTGCGCGGATAACCCCGCCCGCAGTCAGCGTGCTAACACTAAACGCGGCAACAGCGACGAGATACACTGTTGTCGTTACTAGGACACTGACGCGCACGACCGGCGACGGAACTTGCGTGCTGCCGGACCCAGCCGGGACATTGCCGACCAGTGCGGTAGTTCCACCAAGGCCAGCCGTAGTTGCCGATACAGTACTGATCGACGAGTATTGGCCGGTCATCACAGTGGACGCCGCGGGTGAGAATTGGATAACGCCCGAAACATCCCAATCGCCAGGAGGCAGCGAGATAGACGCGATGTTCGCGGCCACAACGTTGGTCAACGAGACGCCACTAGCAACCGTTGCCGACCTGTATTCGCCGATGTTCCCGAGCGCGTTATAGCCGGAGATCGACGGCGTATTTCCTGCCAGATCCGTATTGCAGAAGTTCGCTGGCGCTGCACCAAGCGGGTTCGTCACAGCGATAAACGAGTTGGACTTGATTTCCCCGCCAGTCGTAACGGAACTCGCGCTGATCCCGTTCGTCATGAAATAGAAGAAATTGCCCTTGATCGAGTAGCTGATGCATCCCGTCAAGTCGATAGCGCCCGTCGTGTACGCGGTATTGCCGCCGACGTAGTTGTTATCGAACACGAAACCCGACACCTGCCCCATGTTCACGAACCATGTGCCATTGGCTGCGGCATCGCCTAACCAGCTACCCCTTACTGCAATGCCTTGCGCTTGGCAGCCGGCGAAGTCCCATCCCATCGGCGCAGTCGTCGACGATCCTTCGAACGTGTTTGAATCGAGCGTGATGCCTTGGCCGCCACCCTTGATCGTCGCTACTGATGCACCGCTGAACGTGCACTTGCGGAACTCGACGGAGTTGCAGAAGTCGTTAAGGGTCGCCGCGATGGTTGTAAGCTGGGCCTGAATCGATCCGCCCGAGAACAGCGTCTCGTCAATGAGGCCGTTCGCCGAGCCATTGATCGACAGCAGCGTGGCCGACGTCGGCCCGTTATACGTCCCGAGCAGAGACTTTCGGATGCTATAGAACAGGGTATTCTGTGCAGACGAGCCAGTTAGGTCGACCAAGATCCCGGTGAACGACGAGCTGGTGTGAGCAACGCTGATGCCATCGAGGCGAAAGCCGCTGGTCCCGCGGGCAGACAAGAATCTCGCGCCGGTCCCTGTGTACATCAGGCCAGAAACGCCCATCAGGTTTCGAACCCATGAGCCGCCGACGATCTGGATGTCGATCATGCCATCGCAATTCAGCGAGCCCGCACACTTGGCGATACCGGGGATAAGGATTTTGCCGCCGCCCTTGCCGTTCACATAGTTGATCGCAGCCTGGATCGCGGCTGTATCATCCGTTCCCGTCGTTCCGTTCCAGTCGCACAGCGCGCCGAAGTCCTTAACGCTTACCGGCTGCTCGAAGATCTTGCCGGCGATCGTGCGCGCAATCGCGCCTGTGCCGCTCACGAATAGGGTTGTGAACGTGGAGATGACGAAAGACGCGATCGCATTCACCGTCGTCTGAAGGAGCCCACTGCCCCGGCTGGCCGGAACGGTTTCGCTGCCAGTCAAAACACCAGCACTGACCGCCGTGCCGTTTGCGATCTGCGTAACGGTTTGAGCGATCGTATTCGAGCCGGGCGATCCGCCACTCAGTGCGACCTTGACAGCGTTATCGTCGGCTGGGTCGACCCACAACTCGCCAGAACCGGAAACGGGCTGCACGGTGGGAAGGTTAGACAAGCCACCGGACAGCAGTTTATTTATTGACGTGCGCTGAGTAATGCCGCCTGTCGTCGAATACACCGGGACCTGATCGGCAGGCTGCGGCGTATCGTTGAAGGAAAGATCGCGAATCGTCGCCATTTCAGAACCCGTTGATATTGTTGTCGCCGGACCAAAGCTCAAGGTCAGGATCGATGTGCGAGTCCGGGCCCGCGTCGATCTGCGGCGGACGATTGACGTAGAACTGCACGCCATCAGCGAAGATCTGATTGCCCGAGCCGACCGGCATGTTCGTGTTGCGCTGGTATTGCGGGATCTTCTTGTTGAAGAAGAGAAGGTTGTCGCGCGACAGCTTCAACTGAGCGACCGTGACCGATGACAGGTTCTTGCCGATGCTCGGCGCTGCGACGATCGCAGCCGTCAGGATCACGAGATTCACGACGCCGTTCGGAATGTTCACGACCGTTTCGAGATCAGCGACGCCCGGCGTATCGGCGTACACCCAGCCAGAGATACGCGCGCCTTTCGTCTCAAGTTCGGCCAGGTTCGCGTCGAGACGGCCCGAGATCCGTTCCAGATCCTCTGGCTCCATGTCGTAGACCGCACTTGTCAGGCCGAGCTCGCCGAGCCCCTGCTGCACGAACCATGATTTCGGCGCCTTCACTGCGCGTCACCCTGTTTCGCCTTCAGTTCGCGCGCAGCCTTCGTGCGGCCGTCAAGCTTCGCCTGCTCGTCTGCGATCTGCGCCTGAAGTGCTGCGTTCTCTTTCTCGATCTTCGCCAGCTCGGCGGCGTCGAGCGCTTCAGCAGCGGAGCCGAACCAGCCAGCAGCGATATGCTCGGCTTGCTCGGACTCGTCGATCACCTTCTGAGCGAGCGTGCCCCACACTTTCTCGCCTTCGCCGTCAGCGGATTCCAGCGGTTTGAACAGAGCGATCGACATATCATTTCCTGTAAATGGGGTTGAGAGCGCCGGGAATTCGCTCAAGGCAGTCTTACGCGCAGATCATCATCCCGCGCTGCCCGGCACATCGGCCGATTAACCTTAGCTCTCACGACTGACGGCTGGAACTGGCACATAACAGCCGCCCAGTCTCACCAACCGCCATGCGTGAGAGCAATCCCCACCGAATTAGTAAGGATTACTGCGTATTTTATCCCAAACGCGATAAATCTCTCAATGGATTATGCTGATGCGGAGAATAGATCGTCTTGCTCTACCGCTGCGCCGCCGAGCACTGGCGCGGGCTCTGTCTCGGCAATGCGTCGCGTAGCAATGGCGAAATAGCCAGGATCGCGCTCGATGCCGATGAACTTGCGGCCGGTGTTGGCGCATGCGACGCCGGTTGTGCCGGAACCCATGCAGTTATCGAGCACCGTGTCGCCTTCGTTCGTGTAGGTGCGAATGAGGTATTCCATCAGCGCGACGGGCTTTTGCGTTGGGTGGACGCCGCGTTTCGCGTTCGAGAACTCGATGATTGACGTCGGGTAATACTCGTCATTGACGACCGCCGCAGCGTGCGCTGTGTCGAAAAGGTTGCTTTTCCCGCCGCCCTTCGCGCGCATCTGACCTTTGCGCATCTGCGGCGAATACGCGTGCGGCTTCACACTGAAAACGCAAACGTCCTCGTGAACCTTCAGTGGTTGCCGCTTCGCCAGAAATGGGTTTCCTGAGATTTTCTTATCCCAAACCCACGAATAGCGAAAGTCTTTCAGGTTCGACGCGATCAGCGCGGTCGTGAACGGTTGACTCGCGGTCAGCACAATCGCTGCGTTCGGCTTGGCAATGCGCCGGTAATGCGACCAAAGCGCATCGAACGGAATAATCGAATCCCATTTGCACGCCGTCGTGCCGTACGGCAAATCGCATAGAATCAAATCGACCGACGCCGAAGCAATCGTCTGCATCACTTCCATGCAATCGCCTAAGCGCAGATCCACCATCTACCTATCCGCCTTCACAATATTGATCTTCACAGCCGGCGCGCCATCCTTGCCGCTCAACGTCGCATCTATCTCAGTCGGGATAAGCTTCGAGTACAGTTGATAGAACTGCGTCTGGTTCTCCATCGCCCACGTCACAAGCGCGGATGTGCCGCCGAGATCGTCGAATGCCTGGCGGAACGCTTCTTTCACCGCGACAGTCGATTTGTTCAGCGATCCCGGCTTGCGTCCTCCTGTTTTCGGAAGACCTTTTGGTCGTCCACCTGGCATGTTTCTTTCCTAATCCGTTATAGATACTGATGCGGTATGCACGTCACCCCTTCAGGCAGTAGCACAGCAGCAGTGCGGCCATGAAGCAGCAGCAAAAGAGAACGACAGCCATGAGTGCGTTTCCAACGTCATCGCCTTCGTAGAAGAACTTCACGCCGTCACCTTCTGATTCGCTTCGATCGCCAGCTCTTCTTTCAGGATCGTGGAAGCAGCCACCAGCTCATATGCGTGATGAAGCGCTTCCTCCGGGGTCGCTGACTTGATGCGTGCGACGCGCTTCTCGACTTCGGCTAACCATGCGGCGCTGTTGTTTGCTTTTACTGTCATTGCCACTCCTAGATAGGTGATCGCCCCGCCCTGTGTGTGCTCTGCGTGGCTGACCCTACGCGGAGCGAGGCGATCGGAAAGAGGGTTGCTACGCCCGGCGCGCATCGAGTTCCCATTGCAGTGGGCGGAGGTTGCGCTTCCTTGACCTGCGTAGCTGACGCTGTTCGCCCACCTGCGCCTGGGGATGAGTCCTAGTGCACTGCCCTGCTGCGCGCCATGATTGCGACAGCGGGCTCGATAATCTCGGATTGCGATTTGTCCTGTAGTGCGATCAGCCGGTCATTCGCCGCCTTGGCGACGTCTGGCGTCATTTCGCATAGGTCGTTCTGGTGTAGCGTCAGGAACAAGACTGCGAGTGCATCGCAGAGCGCTGCTATGTCTGCGTGCGGGTCAATGCGAGTCATGCATCGCTCTCGATGAAGTCCTCCAGCCGGACAAGCGTGCTGTCCAGCATTTCGCAAACATCGATCATCGAGTCGGTCACGAATGCGAACGCACCGAAGATGCCGAGCAGCGGCCAGCAGGCGCACCACGCGGCGAACTTCATGTGCGCTCCCGGTAGAGCCCGAGTTCGTGAGCGTTATCGGCCATGCGGTCAAGCGCCCGTTCACGGTCAGCGTTGATTGCATCAGCCATGCGCGCGACCTTGGCAAGGTGTACGTCGTCGGCCATCTGCGCGAGATCGTCCGACCCGAGATCGCCCTGCCAGTCGTCCAGTGCGGCCACTCCTATGCAGATCGAGATAGCGATGGCGCCGACTAACACCATGCACAGAAGCAAGAAAATCCCGAACGCGCTCATGACAACCCCCGTACGTTTGTGATCCGACTGTTGGTAGCTATGTGGACGAGCGAACCCCTGCTGTATCCATGAATGACAGTGTAACAAGAAAACACTTGCAATAGTGATCCTGTATTCGTATCATTTCTACATGCACTCAACCACACGGAGCCAATCATGAACGCCATCGACATCCACTACTGGTTACACGAATCGCCGGACGCCAAGCGCGAGGCAGCCATCGACGCGGACGAACATCGCGACGAGCTGATCGCAGAGAAGAAAGAGGAACTGATCGCGGAACGTACCGCGGCGCTGTCGGATGACGACATCATCTGTGCGTTGCAGAGCGGCGAGGCGAAATACCATCTGCCGCAGATCCGTTCGGCGCTGAAGGAAATGAACACCGTGCGCGCGTACGCTGTCCTCTCATCCCTGGTCGAGCATTGGATTCGGTCAGACAGCGAGATCGAGGCGATCAAATGGATGGAGCGAATGGAGAGCGATGATCACCCTGCCCGCCACTAAAAGATAAAGCCCGCCGAGTAGCGGGCTTTTTGTTGATGTCTTTCCATCAGTCAGGCGCGGGGATCGCCAGTGGCATGCATCTACAGCGGAATAAAAGCCGCTCGATCCTTTCGGAGAGCGGGAAGTGATCTATTGCAGACCACGGAAGGAACCGAGAGTCGCCTCTTGGTGACTAAATTCTATTGAAGTGCGACGATAGCGTCAATCGTTTAGTGACCGGCCACCGTATCACTTGCGCCGCCGACGAGCGAGCGTAAGGCGCAGAGCGCTGCCAGGCGCTGTTCTTTGGGGATCGCGCTAACGATTGCGCGAATCATCACTGCATCTGTCCATTCATCCGATAAATGCGGTGCCGTCAGGGCGGACAGCGCATTGATGTTCGACTCTTCGGGCAGAACTTGCGCACCAGTCATTTTTACCTACCTTCGCATATTGTTGGGGACCGCTTTCCTAGAAGCGATACACATACAATAAGCTTTATCGTATGTTCTGCGCAATGATTTTTCGTAGCGAAATGTTGCAAACTCGCACCTTGATCCGGCAATTGTTTCTGTAAGTTACCGATCGGTAAATCGTGCTGAACTATTTTTGTTCGGCTTGTCAACCGACTGGTAAACCCTTATTTATTACCGTTATTTTCCACAAGGCTTTCTATCGGCTTTCCTGTGACGATAGCGCCCATTACCTTGATCAGTGCGGCACGAGTGGCTTCCGGCGATTGTTGATACAGGCCGCTAACAGAGTCGAGAAGTGCTGCGAGATCTTCGTCTTGCTCCTGGGTCGGCGCGACCTTTGTATGGTCTGTGTCCATCCACCCCGACTGAAGGCTCAGAGCCTCCTCTATGCGGTTCGCCATCTTGGTCCCGATGACCTTGCCGTGCTTGTGCTGGGAGGCTGAGATCGGGCTTATACCAAGCTTCTGAGCGAACCTGCGGAGCATGCCTCGGTCAGGCTCCCCAGGCCAGCTCCGTCGAACCTCTTCCTTGAACTGCTCGAACAGGAAAAGATAGTTCTCGGTGCGGATCTGCTCAATTGTCTTAATCGACATCACGGTTCCTATGTAATCGACGGTCGGATTATTGGCCGGCGTGCGCTATTGCGCTTTCTATTGGCGACTTTCTGCGTACTTCGTCCACCCCTGTGGCACCTCGCTGCATCGCTTAGTAACAATACTGAAGGATCAGAATCACTTTTGCAACCTTTAAGCAGGAAAATCCTAGTGTTATCCATAACTTATGAAGGATCATTCTACTTCGTCCTTGATGTCTGTTTGGTGAAATGATACGATAGACGCATAACTTCTCAACGGAGGGAGCGTCCCATGACAGCACAAGAGTTCTACAAAAAATACGGCCGCAAGGTCGTGCGCGAAGTCTGCGACAAGGTCGGTATCCGCGAGGTGTACTGGAACAACATCAAGAACCTTCACACGACCGTCAGCGTCCATCGCGCGCTCGAACTGGCGAAGGCCAGCTACGAAGTGACGGGCGATCCGATGACCGTTGTTGATCTTCTCCGCCTGCGCGATGTGCCGCCTGCGATCGTCGGCGCCGCCAGGGGTGACAAGTGAGCAAACTGCTTATCAACGAATATCCGCTGCAAGTCTTACCCCGGCTTGCAGTCGCCATTGGGTTGAACGAGGCGATCGTCGTTCAGCAGATCCATTACTGGCTCGAACGCAGCAGCATCGAAAAGAACGGCTATAAGTGGGTCTACAACACCGTTCAGCAGTGGCAAGAGCAGTTCCCGTTCTGGTCCGCAGATACCGTCCGTCGCACGCTGGCAGCCCTCAAGGAAAGCCGTCTGCTGGTGGGTGAGCGCTTGGCTGATAACGCCTTCGACAAGACGCTGTACTACCGCATCGACTACGACGTTCTTGCAACCATCGAAGGTGGCATTTTGCCATCATCCGATAGTGGCAATTTGCCATCATCGGGGAATGCAAAACGCAACCGTCCTCTATATAGAACAGAGACTACAACAGAGACTACAACAGAGAAAGGCGCGAGCGCCCTTCCCGAATGGATGGATCCGCAGTTATGGCGAGACTGGCAGGAACACCGGAAAGCCATCAAAAAGAAGATGACGCCACAGGCTGAAAAGCTGGCCTTGAAGCAGCTTGGCGAGTTCCACGCGGCAGGACACAACCTGCAAACAATCATCGAGCGAAGCATTGCTGGCGGTTGGACAAGTTTTTATTTGCGCCAAAGTGATCCAATGGTAGGATCTGCCAAGCATCCGAAGAGTCTTAACGACATGGACTACTCGGCTGATCTTTTCTGACGCGATCTGTAACAAAGTGTTGCTAAAAAACAAAGGAATCGAGAATGAATGCCTTGAATGCATCATTAAGCACTTCCTCCGAAGAGGGCATGTGCTCAAAACATGGTCAGTTCTACATCCGATCGATCAACCTCGGCTGGCGCACAACGGTGCTCGACAAGTGCCCTAAGTGCGTGCGGGAAGAGTCTGACGCCGAGCTCGCCGCTATCGAAGCGAAGGAGCGCGCAGAGCGCCAGGCGAAGATCGACGCGCGACTGAATCAAGCGGGTATCCCTGCTCTCTTCCGTGATCGCTCGTTTATGAACTACGACGCACGAAGCGAAGGCCAGCGCGCAGCTCTGGCGAAGTTCGAAGCATTCGCTGACAACTTTTCTGCTCACCTGAAAACCGGAACCGTCCTGCTCGGCGTTGGCAACTTCGGAACCGGCAAATCGCACCTTGCATGCGCTGTCGCCAACAATCTGATGGCGCGCGGCCGTACTGCCTACTTTACGTCCACCGCCCGCTTGTTTACCAAGATCCGCGGAACATGGGCGAAGTCGTCGGAGATCAGCGAAGAGGCAATGCTGAAGCAGTTCGAGCAGATCGACTTGATGATCCTCGACGAAGTCGGCCTGCAACGCGGCACGGACGACGAACAGCGCACGCTCCACGAGCTGCTGGAGGCTCGCCGGCTCAACCTCAAGCCCACCATCCTGTTGACGAACCTGAACGTACCGAGCCTGAAGGAATACATCGGCGAGCGCTTCATGGACCGTCTGAGCGAATCCGGCGTACTCGTCAAATTCACCTGGGAAAGCCACCGCAAACAATCGCGCGACGTCGGCGGACTCGACAACATGGAGGCCGCGTAATGTCGATGGCAGCAATTACCGCATATCTCGACGACAAGCCTAACGGCGCGACGCCCGAGGAAATCGCAGAGCATGCCGGACTGTGCATGTACAACATCAGCCGCTCGCTCGGCGTGATGCTCACCCAAGGCCGCGTAGAGCGCTTAGGCGGCGACGAGACGAAGCGCATCGGCTGCGCCTTCCGTCTGGTGAAGATCTACCGCGCGAGCGTCTACAAGGGCGAGGAAACGCTTGCAGCGATGCAGGCAGTCTGCCGTGCTCGGCTGATGGGCGAACAGGAGATCGCAGCATGAGCCCAGCTCTCGCGTATTGGATGTTCTTTCAAGTAATGGCGCGCGCCTGGTTCCCGGCGCCAAAGCCGGATGTGGCAGAACGCACGCAAAATATCCAATAAACGCTTGCATTAGCGATACTGTGGACGTATTATTCATTCACAGCAGCACACAACCACAACGGAAGGAAAGGAAACCATGAACACGCTGAACCAAGCTGGCAAAGGCTTATTACGCACTCTCACCAGCTTCCGCCCGCAACAGGCGCCTGTTGCGCGCAAAAATTTGTCCACGATTGATCCGACAGTTGGAAGCATTCCCGCAGCGGTTTTCATGGCTGAACTGCGCAAGGCCGGCGACGAGCACATCTGCCCGATCGCCGAGCTGGTCGAGATCCACAAGCAATCGCAGATCGCCGAGAAGGCTGCGGACATGTACGCCCTTCTGATGAACCTGGACCTCGAATGGCCGGTGTTCGCTGCGAAGTATCCCGAAGCCGCCGCTGATGGCTGGCTCGCCCTCCTTGTGAACCGTGCGCGCGTCCTGCGCGATCAGATCGACGAGATCAGCCATGCGAACCGTAATTGAGACGTTGATCGCGGCTGTCCTGACTCTCGGATATGGAGCGTGGGCTGCAGCGCAAGACCTCGGGGTCTGGCAATGACAGACGGCGCCGAGTGGCAACAGCAAATCGAATCCGAAGAACACGAGCAATACGAACTGGAGCGACACCATGAGAACAAGCGAGAGCATCGACAAGCTGGCATCCGCGCTTCTGAAAGCGCAACAAGCGATCCGTTTTGCAGCGAAGGACTCGAAGAACCCGCATTTCAAAAACTCGTATGCGGATCTGGAGTCGGTGATCGACGCCATCAAGGCGCCGCTGAACGACAACGGAATCGTGTTCCTTCAGTCGCCCTCGCCTTCTGACGACGGAAAGCTGCACCTGACGACGCGCTTGATGCACGAATCGGGCCAGTGGATGGAGGACACGGCCGTCGCGCCGCTGCCGAAGCAAGACCCGCAAGGATTCGGCTCGACGCTGACCTATCTGCGCCGTTACAGCCTGTCGGCCGTGACCGGGCTCTACCAGGCAGACGACGACGGTAACGCGGGCTCTGGCGTCGGCGAGAAGCCGGCAGCGAAACCCGCCCAACCGGCTCAGCAAGGGAACGTGATGGAGGACAGCGACCTCAAGCGTCACATCGCAGAAATCAACAAGTCCGATGACATCGACACGCTAAAGAAGCGCTTCGCCGCCGCATATCAAGCTGCGCAGAACAGCCATGACAAGGTGGCGGCAGAAATCATCACCGAAGCAAAAGACAACCGTAAGAAGCAACTCTCCGAACCCGCCACTGCATAAGGAAAGACATGGCATACGACAACACGAACCGCGGCACGCTCGGTAAGAACCAGCGCAAAGAGAAGGACACGCATCCCGAGTACGCCGGAAAGATCAACGTCGATGGCGTCGACTACTGGCTGTCGGCGTGGATCAAGGAAGGCCCGACCGGCAAGTTCTTCAGCCTGTCGGTCCGCCCGAAGGACGAGCAGAAGTCGGGCGTTCCGGCGCCGGCCAATGATCAGTTCCTCGACGATGACTTGCCGCCCTTCTGATCGAACAACAACCGCGCCGCTGGCCTAGCTGGCGGCGCACAGGGGAAAGCAATGGGAGATTTCAGTGAGTGGTTTCCGAAGCACATTACCCCCGTCCACGTCGGCGCATACGAAGTAAGGCTTCGACAGAACGGAAAGATCGTGAAGTGGTATTCATGGTGGACGGGCTCGCGCTGGAGCCGCACCGCACTGACGCCGGAAGGCGCCGAGTCCTGCAAACATCACATTAGCGCACTGGCCATCACGAACGAGGGTTTCGAGTGGCGCGGACAACAGGAGCAATCATGAACAAGACCAACTTAGTCGCCGACATCGACAGTGCAGCAGCTCGCGCGCAAGCATTCGAACACGTTCCCGTTACCCAAGTTCCGCTCGACATCATCCGCGAGCAGCTCCGCAGCGCAGAACTCGACATCGCCGAAGCGACCATGCGGCGCGACACGCTGCGCCTGGTGCTCGATCTGCGCGAACAGGACGAACTTCAGCGCACGCGCAAGATACTGTCCGCAATGACGACGGGCATTCAATAGCGAAATTTTATGCGTGAGTGATCCAGTAGTCGGATATTTTCGCGCTATTATTGCTAAACCGATGCAGTGAACGGATAACAAGGAACCGAACATGAACGCGCCTCTGTACCAACTGACCGGGGAATTGCTCGCGATCCGCAATGACCTGATGGACGCAGGATTCGACGATACGACGATCGAGGACACGCTGGAAGGCTGCGCCGAGGACTTCGACAACAAGGCCGTCGGCTGCGCCCTGATCTCTCGCGAGTTGGCCGCGAACGCAAAGATGATCCGCGACGCCGCGGCAGAACTCGTCGAGCGCGCACGCAAGATCGAAGCGCGATCCGAGCGCCTGGAAGGCTACCTGCAGTCGAACATGAAAACCGCGCAGCGCCTTCGCATCGAAAACCCGTTTGTGACGATCGCATTGCGCGAAGGCCGCGACGAGTCGGTCGAAGTGATCGACGTAACGATCCTGCCGTCTGAATTCCTTCGCATCAAGGCCGAAGCGAACAGGGCTGAACTGAAGAAGGCGCTCAAGTTGGGCCAAGAAATCACCGGCGCCCGCCTGATCGTCAAAGACCGCCTCGAAATCCGCGTTTAACCAGAGAACCGCCATGTCCACCTCGATCACCGTTTTATCTGGCGGCTATATGGAAATCGCCTGCATCGATCCTTGGCTCGCGCCCCTGCTGCGCCACTACGTGATCCGCAGGACGGTGGATTACTCGCGCGTCTGCTGGTGCTGACATGACGGCCGCCGAGTGCTTAGCGTCGTTCATGGAGGCAGTGCGAGACGGTCGACGCGGCCAGTACGGAAAGGCCAGCGCGATCGTTGAGCGAGTGAGATCGAAGGCCGGTGATGCCGCGGCCGAGACAGCGAAAGCGGAAATCTGGAAGTACATAAAAAGCGATAAAAAAGCATGACAGGCCAAAACGAGTTATCCGGGCTCGCTCAGTTTCTGACGCTGCCCCTTCCCCCTTCGGTGAATCGATATTGGCGTAAATCGCCGAGAGGCATGTACATAAGCCAGGAAGGGAAAGACTTCCGGCAGAAGGTCGCCGAGATCGTCGCCGAGCACAACGCGATCAAGTTTGGCTCTGCGCGCCTGTTCATGGCCGTCAAGCTGTCGATGCGCGATAGGCGTGCAGCAGACCTCGACAACCGTCTGAAGGCGCTGAACGACGCGCTGGAACATGCCGGCCTATTCGATGACGACGAGCAGATCGACGAACTGCATGTTAAGCGCGGGCCGATCGTCAAAGGTGGCGAATGCACAGTCATGGTGATGGCGTCATGAGCGACAAGACAACGATCTTCCTCAATCGAAGCAACCGCCGCATGGCGGCCGACGCTGTACACAGCCGCCCCGATGGCCATGTTCTCGTGCTGCAGGAGCCTACGCGCACCGTGCGCCAGAACGCGATGCTGCACAGCCTGTTCTCGCAGATCGCGAAGCAAGCCGAGTTCCACGGTCGGCGCCTGACAGCAGTGCAATGGAAAACGCTTTTCATCAGCGGGCACGCGGTTGCGACCGGCATCGGCGCCGACATGATCCCCGGCCTCGAAGGCGAGTTTTGCAACATTCGCGAATCCAGCGCGCAGATGGGCGTCAAGCGCCTGAACAGTTTGATCGAATACACGCTCGCATGGGCGGCAGACAACGACATTCGGATCGCGGCAGATCCTGGCATGGAGGCATGGGCAGCATGAAATTATCAATCCGCGAAATCGCGCTCTCGATGCTCGAAGGCGGCAACTACACGCGCAAGGAAATCGAAGAACTGTCGGGCTGTTCGCACTCGGGTCTGCACAAGGCGATGCACAAGATGCACGCTGAGAAGTTGATCCATATATGCCGTTGGGATCGCCCGGACGGCCGCGGCAACTTCGAAGCGACCTATCGCCTCGGAAATCGGCCGGATGCGAAGAAGCCGACGCCGTACACGCACCAGGAAATCGCGCGCCGTCACTATCAGCGCAATAAGAAGCGGATCAACGCGCGACGCTCGGCACTGAAGGCCGGGCGCCCGATCAATCCGTTTGCTCAATTGATGTGGTCGGCATCGTGAAACGCTCTGCGCCGATGAAGCGCACTGGGTTCAAGCGCCCGGAGCCCAAGCCGTTCGCGCTGGCCGATCGCAAGACAACGCTGCGCCGCAAAGCCAAGAAGCCGACCGTCGAGGAAGGCTCGAAGTATCTGGCGGCATGCCGCGGCGAGACGTGCTACCTGCGGGAGATATGCCTCGGCGAAGCCTCCCCCGACATCGTTGTCCCATGCCACAGCAACCAGAGCAAGCACGGCAAAGGCGGCGCCAAGAAGGCTGATCACGTCTACACGGTGCCCGGTTGCTACTGGTGCCACACCTGGCTCGATCAAGGATCTGCGCCGCGTGAAGAAAAGTTCGCGGTGTGGGATCGAGCATATGAAACCTGGGCGCCGGTTCGCGCTCGCAAGATGGAAACAGCATGAAAAACATTGCCTTCGTCGCCAACCGGCAGCCGGAAACCGTATCGCACGACGAGCTGATCGCTGCGATGGAAGAGAATCGCGAGTACACGCAAGACCAAGTGATGGCCCTGTTAGCCGATCGTCCACGCGCTTCCGTGCGCGATACCCTGCACTCTCTCGTCGACCGCGGCATCGTGTGGCGCAATGCCAGCCAGGCGCGCGTCAAATATGCCTTACTTGAAGGTGAGCAACTTCGGGAGGCAGTCGACCGCAAGACGACGCGCGGCGAGACGCCCGCATGGATGCAAGCCGACCTAATCGGATACGAGGCGACGAACAAGCGTCATCAAGAGTTGTGCATGATCGTTCGCAGATAGTCGAAAAAACGGTTGCGTAAGTGATACTGTAGATGTAGTATTACTCCCATAGCAGGATCATTTAAATAACAACCAACCGGAAGGAACCAAAAATGAACACGAAGCAACATTTCTTATTACCTCGCTGCACCGGCATGAACTGCGGTGCGACGGACGCGAACCATTCGCCGGAGTGCCGCGCTGAACATGCAGCGGCTGTCGCTGGCGGACAGTTCGTGAAAGACGCCGCACTGTCAGCCCGAGCCGATGGCGGCAAGGGTGAGGCGGTGGCGCTTTGGGCCGCATTTGCGCCTGAAGGTAATTTGCTGGCGCATTCCAAGCTGAGGCCCGGATTGAGTGACATTTTGAACTGGGAACCGCTTTATCGCACCGCCCCGCAAGCCGAGTGCGCACCGCGTGAGGCGCAGCCGATCAGTGACGCAATGATGGATTTGGTTGATCGGCTTGGGAGTGAGGCTTCCGAAGTTGATCCACGAGCATGGAAGCATTTACTTGTGTATGCGCCTGAGCGTGCGGACGCCGCGCCCAATCCGAGCGACAAGCAAGAGGCGTTCGCCCCTCGCGTATATGACGACTACGGACAGAATGATCCGCCGGTTGATTTGAGCAGTAGTGCGGACGCTGAGGAATTATGGGGAATCGTTCGCAGGCTTGAGCGGGGGCACGATCCAAAACAATGTGCGCAAGAATTGCGAGCCGCAATCCTAGCCGCTAAGGAGAAGAAATCGTGACGCCAGAAGAATTCAAAGAAATGCGGCAAATCCTTTGGCAATTCGTGCCAATCGAAAATTATGGGGAGGCACTAGCCGAACTGGAGAAAATAGCACGCCGCACTGTGAGCGGGCAGGAGGCGCAGCCGGTTGCGTGGCGATACACGACGCACGATGGGGTTTTTTACTTTGAATTTCCAGCCGATCATTCATACAAAGATTACAGCGGTCAGTACATCAAGGGCGTGCCCCTCTATCTCGCCGCCCCCATTCCCGCAACGGAACAGAAAGATGCCGAGCAATAAGAAGCCGCGCAAGCCGCGCAAGGTGATCGAGCCGAAGAACCACGTCATGTTTTTATACGACGCTGACGCGCCGATGAAGGGCGAAGAACGGCTCGAAGTTCTGACGTCAGTTCACATGGCCGCCCTCGCCCTATCGCGCGGCGAAGGAACCAAGAACGAATGGGACGTGATTGTTATCGCTATGAATGTGGCGATCGTCCTGTGTGAGGCGGCAGGCAATCGCGAGATCGGGCTGAAGGCGCTATACGACACGCAGAACGCCATGATCGACGTCTGCGAGCGGTTCCAGGCGCGCGGAAAGTTCATTCTGACCGGCGCCGAACTCGCAGCGATGAATGGCGGAATACATGTGTTCGAAGCGCTGGTCGCAACGGTGAGCAGGCGCCAGTACGTGCGCGCGTGCGCTGAATACACCAAGCGTCTCAATGCTGGTAAGGCTGTGCAGATTCGCAAAGGTAAGCAGACAGAGAGGTTCGCGCTGAGGGAGGCAGCGTGATATATAGCACTGTAGCAACAGTGCTATATCTGGTTTGCTCTTTCGACACTTGCCCGCTATCATCCCCCAATAAATACAGGGGGAACCATGCTCATAACGGTCGGAGCGGAGAAGGGCGGCGTCGGCAAAAGCACAATAGTTGAGAATCTAGGCGCGCTCAGAGCATCGAAAGGCCATCGCGTGCTGCTGGTCGACCTAGACGCGCAGCAGACTACAGCGAAATGGTGCGCTGTCCGCACCGTGGCAGGAATCAAGCCAGAAATGCTGTGCATCCCGCGCGGGAAAGACCTGGCGCGCGATCTGGTTGCGCTGCGCGAACAGTTCGACACCGTTCTCGTCGACATCGGCGGGAAGGACACGAGCGACTTTCGCGAAGCGATGGTTCTGGCGGATAGGGTCATCGTGCCGCTGAAGCCGTCGCCGGCCGATCTGAGCACAGTTCCAGACTTCGCGACGATGATCCGGCGCGTCAATACGGCGATCGAGGACACGAAGGACGTCGCCGTCGTGCTGAACATGGTCGATTCCACCAGCAATCAATACAAGCGGTTCCTGGCTGGCTTCGATCCATTCCGTGACGTGCTGCGCGTGCTCGACGGGCGCATACATGATCGCGTGGCGTTCCAAAAGGCTTACGAGGAAGGGAAGGGCGTCCACGAGCTGGCAAGCAAGGATTACGACCCGAAGGCGGCCGTCGAGATCGATAACCTGTACACGGAGATCTTCGGCAATGAATAAGCCCATGCAAGCGACAGGGGCCGACGCGCTGGAAAAGCTGCGCAAGGCACAGGAAGCGATCGATTCGAAGGTTGAGCCAGAGCAGGGCGGCGACTGGCGAGTCCGGCCGAAGAAAGTCCCGTATCGGCAGATCAACATACGAATCCGAGAGGATCTGTACGAGGCACTGAGCGATCTTGCCTTCTACACCGATGGCGAGAGCATGAGCAGCATCGCCGGCCGCGCCATCGAGAAAGAGATTCGCGTGATGCTGCGCGAGAAGGGCGTGAAGATATGAGCGACCAGCCTGAGTTGTGGGAAGAGCTGAAGCTGGAAAATCAATGGTTCCACGTCGTGCGCGCGATGATCCAGCGCGACAAGATCGCCGAAATGGGCGTATATGCGTGGGCGGTCTACTGCGTTCTCAAAAGCTATGCCGCGCTCGATACGGGGAAATCCTATCCTGGCCGCGATGCGATAGCAAAGCACGTCGGGATCTCGCTGGATACGGTCGACAGGGCGCTGACAAAACTGGATGAAATGGGGATCGTCGCACGCAAGAAGCTAGGTCGCAGCAATTCGTATGAACTGACGGAGCAAATACCGATGACGGCGGCTAATGGCGAAGTTGCGATGCACGGCGAGGCGAAGTATGTCCCGATGCAGTTTCAGCAGGTTCTAGACCAGTTGAAGGCGTTCGCGGCGATCGGGAGTATGCCGGGAGGTCTAGAGGTCAAGATCGTCTTAAACGCCAATTTCTTGACTGGCTCGCATGCAACCGTGAACAATTACAATGCGCCTGCTGTCGTCGGGATTGAAGTTACCCCCAAGAAGCCGGATTGAGTTATCCCCTCTAAAGACTTTAAGATATAGAGAATCTATATAGTGCCGCTCACCAGCGGCTTATTCGACCCTGATACGCCGCTCGCCAGCGGCTAATCGAAAAACGATACGCCGCCAGCCAGCGGCTAATGCAAAGTTGTCCACAGCCAGTTATCCACAGAAAATTGGCGATAAACATCATTATGTCAAACGAGGAAACAAGAAATGGGGAATGGTTCGATTGCCAACAACTACAAAAGCGCTCAACAGATCATTTCAGCGCGAGAGGCAGAAGGAATGAAGAAAATCCGGGCGTTTTTGTTTGACCTGATCAATGCTGACGTCTACGGCTATCAGTGCTCGTCAGTCGTGCAAGACAAGGCGCGCGCCCTGCTCGGGCTGCCCGCCTTCCCGGCAAGCCAGAGCGACGTTATGGTCGCTCAGCGTTACCACTCTGAATAGCGCCTGGTATCAGCGCACCCGTCTGGCTCGGATGAAGCCGTCGCACGTCATGGTGCTGACGGTGAAGTTCGAGCTACCGATAGCATAGACGGTCGTAGTAGACGAGACGTTCACGCGGAAGGTCGGCGAGGTAACGACAATGCTGCTGTTCGGGACCATCGCCGCCCATGAAATTTTGGTATAGCTTCCGAAGCCGCCGCCAAATGCCGCTGTCGTCGTTGAGACACCCGAGTACGCGGACGTTACGCTTGTCGTCGCAGCTGGCGTGTAGAGCACGACAGACTGAACGTCCCAATCACCTGCCGTCAAGCTGACGCTCGTACAGTTGGAGGCGACGCCAGTCGTGAGCGCGGTCGCCGTATTGGTCGCGGTGACGTACTCGCCTACACTGCCCGCCGCTGCATTGCCGCCCGAGATCGTACCGACGATGTTCGGCGCCGTGATCGTCGGCGTCAGCGCAAATACGTTCGCGCCTGTGCCAGTCTCGTCGCTGAGAACCGCGGCGAGCTGCGCGCTGGTCGTCGACGCGAACTGCGACAGGTTGCCGGTCGTCAGCGCGGGCGATGCGAGGTTCGAGTTATCCCAAGGCGTGGCGCCGTTGAAGGTAGGACGAACGGAGAACGTCTGCGCTGCCGCCCAGGTGTTCGCGCCATTCAGCAGCGGGATCGTCGCTCCGCTCGTCCCGGTGTTGACCGTAGCAGCGGTCCCGAGCCCGAGGTTCGTGCGCGCGGTCGACGCACTGACCAGATCGGACAGGTTGTTTGCCTTCGCCAAACCGCCGAGGCCGGACAGCGTGACCGTCGTCCATGCCGGCGCCGTTGTCGGGCCGGTCGAGGCGATCACTTGCCCCGACGTCGAGCCGACAGGGTTCAGCAGTTGGATCGGGTTGAGCGTGGCGCCGAACGTCAGCGACGACAGCAGCAACAGCGAGAGAGCCAGAATCTTTTTCATTTTGCGTTGGGTTTCCAGTTGCAGTTCTTCGCGCCTGCCAGGTTGTGAGAAAGGATCTCGCGCGACGTCTCATCACTCAGGACGTCGCTTTTGCTGACGAAAATCGGCTTAGTCCAGTCGCAGCCGGTGTCGACGATCTTCGTCTGCGTGACAATCCGAACTTCGGGCTCGGGCTTAATCGCGGGACCATCCGTCGTCGCGCAACTGCTTAGCAGCAGCGCCGACAGGCTGAGAGGCAACAGTCGATTCAACATTTTCACGTTCCTTTAGCGCCTGAGCGCCGGCTTGTGCGGCTGTCGCATTCGACTGCGCGGCAGCGTCTTGAACTTGAGCGGCTTGCGTCTGCGCTTGTGCTGCGACCGTCTGCGCTTCGGCGACCTTCTGGTTTGCTACGGCAGCCGTCGACTTCGCACTCAGGTGCGAGAACAAGCCGAACAGGATGCCGCCGCCCGCGAGCAGGAAAGGCCATATGCTTCCAAGTAGCGCGATCATTTGCCGTCCCTCATCATGGTTGCGAGCCGAAGCGCCCTACCCGGCTGACCGTTCTTGTCGTAGATGCCGACTTGCGACGCCCACGCCGAGTTGAGCATCCCGTCAGCCGCCGCGGCGTACTTGCCTTGCCGCATGGCGACGAGCGTGTTCTTGAAGCCGAGCAGCTTCGTGATGCCGAGATTGAACGCCATGTTGGCGAGCACGCGCTGACGCACGTCGTTCAGATCCGTCCACCAAGGCAAGTTGCGCCCGAGATCGTGGAACACATCTTCGAGATCGTCGTCGAGCAGCGAGTTGACCTGCGTGTCATTCAGCGGATACGACCATCCGGCCGGCAGCGGTTTCGCTTGCAGGTTATGGCCGACGCCGACCGTGTTGATGCCCTTCGTGTCCTTGTAGACCGAATAGCGGACACCTTCATCGCGGCGCAGCTCGGCGATCAGCTTGGCAAGGTTGTCGTTTGTCATTGCTTAGGCGGCCGTTGAACGACGCGAGCGAGGATGAAAAGAACGCTGCCGATGATCGGCGCATACTGCTGGCCGTTCTTCGGGAACCACGAGATAAACGACGGCATCACGTTCGGCCATTGATCCGCGGCGAGCGGAATCAGCGAGTACAGCAGCGTCAGGAACGCCGCGACTCGCACAGACGCGAACTTGTATGCCGCGCGCCAATCTTCGATCAGAAGTTGTTTCATTTCGTCCACCCTCGAATGCCGGGCCGGTTGCCGGCGCTGTTTGACACCAACTGATCCTTCAAGGCGTCGATCTTCGCGTTCGTATCCTTCACGCTCTGGCCGATGTCCCGAAGCTGGTCGCGCATGTCGGAGCGCTGCTCCTGCATGGCGATCTCAATCCGACTGAAGTGCGCTTCCTGCTGCTTGTCGTGCTCTTCAAGCGTCGAGACGCGACCAATGAGGCCGATATAAACCGCGACCAGAGCGATAGCGGCGCCGATGATCCCGGTAACGAGCGTCTGAATGTTGACGGTCGTATCGAGCCATCGGCTTTGTTGCATGCCGGCCATTGCCGCCCCCTTATTGCGGCACAGCGTTGAACATCACGCCGTCAAGGTTGACCACTGCGCCGACGCCGCCGCCAGGCACGTTAGGAACGACGTTCCCGTTCGTGTCGACGATCACGACAGCCAAGGCGTTTGTAGTGGTGATGCAGGCGAACACCTTCTGTTGAACCGGGCGATATGCAGCCGGAAGCTGGAACGCGACGTTGCCAAGCGACGAGGCGCCGGCCGTGCAGTTGCCGCGGATCTCGACGAGCCCGTTATCGAACTTCTTGTAGCCGACCGTATGCGTGCCGGCAGTCCACGTATTGGAGAAGCTAGAGACAGCGGTGAAAGGCGCTGCTGCGATCGTGAACAGGCCGACAGAGAAGTTCTCGCCGACGTCCACATCGGATACGGTCGTATCCCATGCGATCGCCATGTTGTAGCCGCTGTTATGCTTGAACGAGCCGCCGACCCAGTTCTGATAGGTTGCCGTTCCGCCGCCGAGCCCTGCGCCCGAGCCGCCACCATTCAATGCGATCCAGTTGCCTTCAACAATGACGTTGTAGCAAAGACCCTGATGGAAGAATTCAAGGTTTGTCGTGTACTCGATATAGCAGCCAATTACACGGATGCTCGACGAGCCGCCAGCCACCGAATACACGTTCGCGCAGCTTTCGAAGTCGCAGTTCTGAAGCACGATATTGTTCGTCGCGCCATCAAGGCGGAGAACATTCGAGCCGATTGCGAAAGCGCTGCATCGGTCGAAAATGATGTTGTGCGCCGACGTCGACGAGTAGACCGCATACAAGCCAGTCAGAACCCATTGGCAGCCGATAAACCGCGTCGCGTAGCAGGCATTCAGCGTTACACCATTCTGCAAGGCGCCAAAATGGACGTCCTCGAAGATGATGCCGTTCATGTTCAGGCAGACGAACCCGGTGTGATTCGTGCCGACACAAGGCTGAATGTTCATCGAACTGATGACGCAGTCCATGCCGGCCGCGGGCGAACTGCCTGCGCCTACATTGAAGATCGCGCCAGCCACGAGCGACGTGCCAGCTTTGAACACCGTAGCGGAGCCGTCGCCAAAGAATCGCAGCGTCTTGCTCGTGTTCTTCGGGATCGAGATCGCGAAGTTGATCAGATACGTTCCGGCCGGCGCGTACAGACGGCCGCCAGCAGGTAGCGCCATGACGGCATTTACTGCCGCCTGGATCGCGACTGTATCGTCTGCGATGCCGTTGCCGATTGCGCCGTAGTCGCGCACGTCGATTAGGTCGTTGATGCGGTTGTACAGCTTCGAACCGCTCGCGACCTTGGCGTCAGTGACCGTGCCATCAGACGGCGCACCAGTCACGCGAGTGGCGCCACCGCGCACGTAGACGCTCTGCACTCCTACAGGAATAGGCGAAATGAAAGCAAGCATGTTGCCGACCAGCGTGAACTGATCCGGGCCTTGGAACGACGCGTCGAAGAAAACTTCGATGTTGTTCTTCGACAGGTACTGGTTCGCCAGTGTGATCGACGTCGTCACGCCCGGCGTGAAGCCCGAGCCGGATACAAACGTTTCAGTTGTCGCACTTGCGGCAAGCTGGTTAATCGAGTCCGCGGTAAGGAATTGAGCCGTCAGCACTGAGAGCGGCAGCGCACGAGTTACCCCGTTCGCGTTGCTCCACATCGGCAGCTTGTCATCCGGGGAGAAGGAACTTGCGACGCAGAGGTCATTTATCGTTGTCATTTCTAGCCCGCGATTGCGCCGTACTTGCCGGCGATGATGTCTGCGTAAATCGCGCGACCGTAATCCATGGAGTCGTTAGGCGATGCGTTGAACTTGACCGGCGCGCTGCTGAGAGCCGGGAAAACGACGTCGACGACGACCATCTTGTGCGTCGCGTCGAACCATACGGGATTAGCTACGGATGTGTATTCCATCATGCAGTTCTCACGTATAGGCGGATGTCGCTCGGACCAAGCCCGGTCGCGAGCGCCTGCCATGTGCCCGGATAGGCCGGAGCAGCGCCCACGGTATTCATCAGCGCGCCGACCTGCTGGTTCTGCATGATCGTGACCAGGCTCGCGACCGTTACAGCAAGCGAGTTATTGATCAGGACCGGCGAAGAAGGGAAAACATATTGCTGATTGACCGGGTCCCAATGAAGGTTCCGCGTGCCGTCAGCCGTGACCGACACAGTGCCGCCATCAGCGATCAGGTTGCCGGCAGACTCAATGTCGCCAGCCAGGGTCTTGATCTTGGCGCCGCTGTTGATAAAGCTGGTCGTCGTGAGGCCGCCCGCCGCCGTGACTGAGACGCGCCCTAGTTCGGACGTGTTGTCTGAATTGATGTTGCGGAGGACGAAGCCGCCGACGCCGGCGCCCTTGTTATTCGTGAGCCACGTCGTTCCGTCGTTCGCGTCATTCCAGCTCAGCCATCCACCGCCCGAGCCAAGCGCCGGGTTGATCGACGGCCGCGAAGCGCGGAGCCAGGCGAAATTGCCTTGCTGAAGATCGAGGTAATAGCGCGAGCCGTCATTACCGACGACGACGAACGGAAGGCTTTCCGGCGACGTGTTGTCAGCGGAAACGTAGATGAACAGGCCGACGTTCGCGACATACACCTGATTCGTCGATGCGCCTGTGCGCGCCCGGAGTTCGGCATAGCTGCCGACGCTCTGCACGCTCGACTTCGTCAGCGTCGTGAGAGTCGGATCAATCTCGTTCAGCGATGCGTAGACCGTGCGGCCAGCGCCATCCAGAACGGTGATGGAATACGGAACCTGCGTGTAAATGTGAACCTGCGCGCCGGCAGATACCGCATGACCGTGAACGGTGCGGACTGGTTGCGCAAGAACAGTGGAGCTCCCCGAGTCGGAATAGACCGTCTGCGGATAGGCGACGGGATCGAGCCCGGCCTGACCAATATAGATCGAGCCGGATTCGAGAGGTTGCCCGAAAAGATCGGTGAAAAACGGAAGCGCGCGCGCCTCGCTGGTCGCAGCCATTGAAATCTCCCAAAGGTAAGCGGAGCGCCCCGAAGGGCGCCCGAGACACGTTGCTTACGTTTGGTTGAACAAGATGATGCCGGCCATTTCCGGGTTTGTCACCGAGACGCCGTAAAAAGCGTCGACACGATAGCGAGACTGGTAGTTGTTGATGCTGGCCTGCTTCGACATGATGATTTCGATGCCTTGGTCCGTCGATCCGCGCATCACCGAAAGACCTTGATCCGACGGCACTGCGAGGCGACCCGGCAGGATTTCGACCGCTTCCTTCTTCCAGAAGCAGTTCACGCCCGTCGACACGGTGTTGAGCCAGGTGATCGCTGCGCCCGATGCCGGCGTTGCGGTGCAGTTCTTGTACGCGAGTTCCGCGTCCGTTGCGCCTTGGCCGCTGATGATCGCCGGAGCAATCGTGACCGTACCCGTACCGCCTGCGCCCGAAACGATGCCGACCACGCGGAACGTCTTGAGCTGTCCGGTGTCGATCTTCGTGATCGGGTGGACGTTGTTCACGCCGGCGATGGTGAATGCGTCGCCGACCTTGACGGTGCCCGACGTGACGGTGATCGCCAGCGCTTGGAGACGGTTGTCCACGTTCGACTGAAGCGGGCCGCTCGGCGATGCGCTCAGTGCCTTCGGTGTGGTGAACTGGTTCGCACCGTTGACCGTGACCGTCACACCAGCAGCAGCCGTCAGACGCGCGAGGTAGTCAGCTTTCAGAACGCGCTCGAAGCCTGCCACTTGGCGGCCGACCGTTGCCATTTCGTAAGCGTTCGCTGCCTTCTGGCCTTCGACCAGGTACGCGCGGCTGGCCAGGTTGCCGGCCATTGCGTTGTAGTCACGCGAGCCGAACACCGAGTAGCGGCCGTCGTAGTCGATGCCGCTTTCGTTCATCAGCGAATCAGCCTGCGCCAGATCGTCAAAGCCGGTTGCGGCGACGGTACGCTTCACGACGAGCGAGCCGAGGGTCGACACAGCGTTGACCACGTCGACGTTGATGTCGGAGGCGATCTTTTGCTTGGCCGCGGCGCCAAGGCGATTTTCTTGCAGCGCGTCGCGCAGTTCGGTTGCGTCCATCAGCCACGGCGACGAACGGATCGTGTCGATTGCGGCCGGGATCGTGAGCTGCGTCTTGCCGACGAAGTTTGCGGTCTGGTCGAGGCCCGAGAACGAACGCGCGATGTAGGGCATCGGACGGCGGATGACGTCGCCTTGGCGAGCCATTGCGGTCTGATCGTTGTTGAACACGGTGACGGCTTTCGACATGACCAATTGGTCATTGAAGCCTTCGAGCAGGTTTTCGAAAGCGATGCGCTCTTCTTTCGAGAACGCGTTGGCGGTCGAAAGGAACGGAGTGACGGGCGGTTGAGCCATGATGTGTAATCCTAAATAAAACAACGAAAAAGAATGGCGGGATCGCCACAAGATTTCGCATCCAGCTAGGACTAACGCTCAAGGCGCCGATGGGGCTGAGATACGTTGAGACTTGCTGACTTCGCCTGCGCGGAATGTCTCACGCAGGCGAAATTTAGCTTTTGTGCATCTTACTACTTTGCGTAATATGAAGCAACTACTGGATCATTTCTGCGCAAGCTGACGCTTGTATGCGGCGACCTTCGAGTAATCGCCAGTGCGCGCCGCTTCCTCGCGCAGCTTGTCGAGTTGCGAGCTGGA